AAGTGGAGTTTGACCGAACTAGAGGATATGATGCCCTACGAAAGAGAAATATACGTAACACTTCTAACCAATTGGGTTCAAGAAGAAAACGAAAGAATAAAGCAACAACAAAGCGGTTAAGACATGGCAAATGCACTTCAACAACAAATGGCGGATGATATCGCATCATTAGTCAGAAAACAAACTTTCGCTGGTTCAGGAGTATGGCGACAAAGTGGTAATGCAACTTTGCGTATAGAAACTCAAACTGACTCCCTCGTAAATGCTCTTCAAAGAATACCCTCTGTAGAATCACAAGAGGAAGAAGAAAGAGAGAGTGATAGACAACACGCTGAAGTTATTGGTGCATTGGAAAACCTTAATGCAAGCGATGAGGGTGGTGATTCCAAAAAAGGTGGTTTCTTCAAAAATATGCTTTCTGGTATAGTTGGATTTCCTATAAAGATGATAAAAGGACTCTTTTCGGGTCTTGGTTCCATTGGTAAATTATTCAAAAAATTTGGTAAGTTCTTACTTACACCATTTGCATTTATTGGGACACTTGGTGGAGCATTAACAGCAACTGCGGCTCTTGTAAGTGGTTTATCTGCAATTGGAGCTCTATTCGCCGGTGTTGCAATAACTTCATTTATGTTGACTGATGCAGAATTTGAGGAATTGAAGAATAAGATAGCGAAAGGTGTTGCTCATGTTTTTAGTGAGATAGTTGAAGGTGCAGTTAATGTTTACAATGCGTTTGTACCCGAAAAAATGCAAGTTTCAGAAGAGGACAAAAAGAAATTTAAAGAAGCAACTTTTGTAACTCTCAAAGATAGTATCATTTCAATCATAGATTTTGTAAAGGGTATTACCGATTCCTTTGGTGCAGGATTTCTTGACGCTACAAAAGAAAAAAGAGGTCCAGGCGGTGAAGTTATTCAAGAGAGTTTAAAGACAAAATTTAATAATTTTACTGAAGCATTTAGTAATTTAGGAACATCACTTGGCGAATATGGTAGAGCAATTGCTGAAATGTTTAAAGGGTTTAAGGTAACAGTTGATGGAACGGAATATGAAGGTCTGACAGGCAATAAAAGTTTATTTACATTAATGGGTTATTTGACTGGTAAATTAGCAGGTGGTGTTTTAGATTTTGCAACTGCAATAATGAACTTTGCCGCTGATCCAGGCAAAGCGTTAGGAGAATTAAAAGGAACGTTATCGGCTCAAATTGATATCATAGGTATGGAATTGGGTAAAGTTTTTAAAGATATTTTTTCCTACCAAAGTATCATACGACAATTTGAAGCATTGGGTTTAGGATTTCTCATACCAGAGTCGGCATATCGTGCAGCCGCAGAGGAACAAAAAACAGGTGCAGAACAACAAAAAACTAAGGCTCTTCTCAATAAAGAAAAGTTTTCTATGTTGAGATTAGAAAAACAACTTGAACTTGAAGAATTACCAGTAACCGATTTTGTTGGGAGAAGAGACGCTCAAGCACAAATCACCAGAGCATCTAAATTAATAGATTTTTTTAGTGAAGAACAAAAAAGTGCAGATAGTTTATTAACTACTAAAGGAGGTGAGAAAGCCAGTGTTGTTGAGATGCCTGCTTATGAAAAGAAAAGTGCATTTGATTTTGATTTTTCATTGCCAACTTTACTAAAAAATGCAAATCAAGGACTTGCAAATTACACAATGAGGTTAATCGATGATGCTGGGAGAATAATAGAAATCAGTAATGCAGCTATCAAAAGTGCAATTCTACCAGATTCGGTTGTAATAGACGAAAAACAATCTGGAGGAAGAATATCTCAAACAGGTCTGTATAAACTTCATGCTGGTGAAATTGTATTTGACCCACCATCTTCTGATAGGATTGACAACTTTGTTGCATCTTACCTACCACAATCTGGAACAGTAATCAATCAATTGCAAATGGATAGAACGATGGGTGGAGAAACTGGTTCTGCTGCTCCAGTTGTAATTGATAACAGTCAACAACCTACCATTATCAATCAGACAAACGTTGCCGCTCCCCAGACCAGAGGTCCAGCCTTGGTTGGTGAGGGGAGAGACAAAGTTAATATGAGATGATTACGCTTCGGCGAGTTTCTTGAAATAATCAAGATTTTCATCATCAGAAACCTCTTCCTCACGATAAGAAGAAGATGTCTCCATTGGTGTTCCTCCGTCAAACGGAACTTCCGATGAATCTACGGAAGTTGGCGCTGACATCGCAGGAGATGGTGTATTACCAAGAACCACATCCAAACGAGTTTTCAACTCATCGTAGGACTTGAAGTTCTTTGGGTCCAAAAACTCCTGAAGAGAGTGAGTTTGAGTATAAACGTTCTCCAACTTTGAATCATCATCAAAGAGAGGAGCCGCAGTTACAAACTCCGACTTATCATAGTTGGAGTATCCGTCAACCTTACGAATCTTCAACTTGAAGTTCGCACCTTCCCAGAGATTGAATACATCTACTGGTGACTCATCCTCAAACTCAGGATTTGCCATCGAACTAATCTTGTCAAAGATTTTCTTTCCATAACGGAACATGAAAACCTTACCTTCATTCTGAGGATTTGCCTTATCCTCAACGACATAGATGTTTGAGAAGTAGGTCAACCTACGTTTCTGTTTGCGAGCAATCTCCTTGTTCGCTTCCACACCAGAGTTCCAAAGAGTGGAGTTATACTCCGCCAATGGATCTTTCTGACCAAGAGTTGTCAGAGAGTTTTCGATGTACCAACCGCCTGGACCCTGAAATCCATGATTGAAAACACGGACGAATGCCATGTCTTCATTGTGTTGGTCCGGCAGAAAACGAATGACCGCATATCCGTTTCCAGATTTATCGAGTTCTGCTTTCCAGAACCGATCATCGTCACCGAAGTTCTTCTGATTGTTGTTTTGGGGATTGTTGATCTTCTCAACTTCTGACTGAAGTTTTTGAAGGCTGTTCTTACTGTTCTTTTTGAGTGTAGCAAATGACATTTGATCTCCTTATTACTACGTGTTTCTGATTATTCACATTATTCATAATGCAATTCTACTTGTTTCTTCAGTATGTCTACATATTTCTGCTTATTCACAACCAAGAATGGCGCATACTTAATACACATACTATATAGGTTCGGCCACATGACCGACTCTTCTATCTTCTGATTAAAGACCGAAGAGAACCTAAGAATCGAGTCCATAATAATGAAGGACTCAATCGACAAATCTCCGCCAAATACCGAGCGAAGCACAGGTGGATGTTGACCATCCACACAATCAAAAAGTGTATTAAAATCATTATAATCATCAAGAATCTCATCAACCTCATTCTCGAAAACATATGGAAGGCTCTGGATCTTTGACTTCCAAGAGATATAATTTTCTCTGCCCTCTGGACTTGTAAGATTACCAATCCAAAGGTCGCTTGACTTAACGAAATTAGAGACAAAAAATTTAGTGAGGTCTTCTTCTTTATAAATTTTTGAAAGACGGACAAAATGATGCTTGTCCTTTCTGTTTTCAAACGAACTTGCATTCGCTCTTACTTTACCCTTGAACTTGAAGTAATCGTAGTCAACCTTGTTGAAATGTTGTTTCAACGACAAATACTTTTGATATACTTCAAAAGGAGTCACCTTTGGAATCATATAGGGAGTTTTGCTGTTTTCGGTAAAAAGTGCAATTGTTCCGCTTCTTCACGAAGTTTCATTTTCAAGTTTGCGTTTATCAACTTTGCAATCGTTTCCGATTCCAGTTTGTTTTCGTCAGCATGGTGAAGAATGGCATCGAGATACTTCATACCTGTTCTCTCAACCAATTCTTCAACCTCTTGATTATACTGACTTGATGTATACACGTTTAATGTCTGTTCCATATTCATTTTAACCATATTATATCATTATTAACGAAAGTGTCAAGTTTATTCTGTAGATTTCTCTTTGATATCTTGACCCTCTTTGTGTTCTGGATCATCCTTATCCTTGAACCAATAGTCAGTTGATTTTGCTAATACCGCAACATAGGCTCCAACCATGATATTAACCAAATCTCTCGATGCTTGAGGTAACTCAGCATAAAACAGTAACCAAACCAAAAAGATAAATGTAGTAACAATTATCAACGAAAGAACAAATCTCGCATACCAATTCATCTTTTTGCGTTTCTCGACATTATTGTGATTCAACGCTTCCATTGGATTTTGCTCCCATAATTTTTTTTCTTCATATTGTACCATTTCTTCAACTGAATCAATTGTTCCATCATTACTATCAGAAGTTTCTTTCTTTTTAAATATAGCCATGATTGTTCCTAATAGTTTTGAAAAATGAGGGTCTTCTGTTCCCAAGTGACCCTCTAACTCGGCTATCGGTTACGCAGCAAGTGCGTAATATTCCGATGCAGA